ATTTGTACTTGTAGCATTAGCCGTGATTCTGGTATTAATAACTGAATTCGCTGAATCAGCGTTAGCAGTAATTTCGCCACGCAATGTTGCCACATTCGCAGTGATTCTGGTATTAATAACTGAATTCGCTGAATCAGCGTTAGCAGTGATTCTACTATTGATAACTGCATTTGCTGATGCAGCGTTCGAAGTCAGATAAGAATTTACATTAGAATAAAGTGTTGACAAAGTTATTTTTGCCGTAGTGTCTGAGTCTGTATCGACAACAACGAAAATTGTATTACTTTCATTTACATCAAGAGATGTAATTAGTGGTAATTCTGTTAATTTAACTGTTGACATTTTTTATCCTATGATAAGAGTGTCACCACTCTGCGTAATAAGTGTTTGCCCACCTTGTGTTACTAATTCAGAATCATAACTCTGACCAAGATAATTATAAATTAGAACATCTTCTGCTGCTACGGTTAAGTTTCTTCTTATCGATACATTGGCCGTATTTGATGAGAATGGTATTGTTGTGTTTGCAAAAATAACCCCATTCGCATAGCTAACATATGTAATATGCCCATAAAATTCACTGACACCATTTGAAACGAAAACATTGTCGCCAGCATATGCAATGTCCAATAATTTATTTTGATTGTTACTATATTCACCATTGTTAATTAAATCATATTGATTTGTGAATGATAATATATTTATTCTATTATTGGATACAGTAACGTTTGCTGTAGCAACATTTGCAAAAGATAAGAACACATTATCTTTAATAACAGCCGTACCACTTACACCATTGACAGAATATATTTCAGATATTACATTTGGTCCATTTTGTGAGGTTAAAGAAATTGTGGTTCCAACTGGCATTATATTGCTTAAATTTGCACCTGAAAGCCCGATAAATTTTATAATGTTATTACTTGGTTTATCAAATGATGCATAAAAATTGCCAGTTGTCCCTGCATTTCCTGTATAGTAATATAATGTATGTGTATTTGAATAATGTACTTCTTCTGATGTGTCTATTTTACTGTTAGCTTTAAGTAAATTAATTGGTATTACTTTTGTTCCTGATGGATGTAGTAGACTGTACAGTATTTCTTTGTATGCGCTGAACGATTTTTCTACAATTAATTGATATGAAAAACTATTATAGTCCTCATTTTCTAGAACTTGGAATGAACTTGGAAAGCCATCATCATTTAAGTATTGCCCTTGCCCTACAATAAGCCCATTTAAGAATTTTGCAGTGGCAACAGCAGCACCGTTACCATATGTTCGTATACCATTTTTGAAAATGTGTGAACCTGATGCATCAAATGTCTCATAACTGGTGACGAGATCCAAATATAAATTTGGTAATCCTTCTAATCTATCCGTCACTTTCAATTGTAAGTCTGTTTTGGTATTTGATGTATAATTATACACTCTCAAAATATATTTTGAATCTAAGGGATTACCATCCGATTCAAGAAGATTAATTGATGCCACGTTTGCTCTGAAAACGGATGACTGTAAAGATGAACCTTGATAAACAATTTCATCTGTTTTAACCAAGTCATTGATAGAAACATTTTTTACAACGATATCACGAACACGAAGCGATACGTTTGGTGCTGAAATATAATCCTCACCATAATTTTCAATTAAGAATGATGTAATTGCACCAATACCTCTTTCATCAGGTATACCTTCTAGAACTGCGCTATCACCTAATATACCTGATACACTCAATTCAGCTCCACTACCGCTTGCTGGTGTACCGTCTGATTTTACAACTGAAAGAGTCGGTAAATTACTTTTTCTATAACCCAATCCACCTTTTGGATATGTTATCGTTTGTGAACTTGTGTTCGAATATGAATATTCTACCGATGTTATTGAACCTCCAACATTAACTGTGACATTTGCATTTGCACCAACACCCGTTCCACCGGTAAATACTATTTTATCTCCATTTGAATAACCAATTCCTGGTTTAATAATTTCTATTGGACCTAAAATACCCAGATTTCCTAATAATCCTTTTACTTTTAAATTTTGATTTGGTTCTGGATCAAGTGTATCATATAATGCAAACGCTTCAACTGTTGGTAGAGAAGTATAACCTCCTCCACCATTGTTCACTTCTATCGTATCGATTGGATAAGTTTGTAGAGTTACAAAAGAAAGTGAGCTTGCTAAATTGGCATATAATGTTGCAACAGTATTTGCAGGTAAGAAAGCATAGTTAGTTACAGTTCCTTTGTAAGCAAGCCCAGTATTTGCTAAACCAGTCCAAACACCAGTAGGTGTTGAATTTAAATTGTTTATGAAAAAATAATTTGAATTGGCTACAGTTACAGTATATGTACCATTCAAATTTAAGTTTGTATTTGATCCTACAATATTAAGAGTGTCACCCGTTGATAGACCTGTTGTACTGACAACATTACCTGTTATTATTGTTGCATTAGCAGAATAATCACGAATGATAAATTCAACAAGTGATGAACCTCCTATTCTTGTTGAACGCATATAATTACCTAACCAATCTGTAGGAATAAAATTAACATTTATTAGCCCAGCAGGATCTACAGTAGTAACATTTGCTATTGCACCTGAACCTCCACCACCAATAAATCTTATGTATGTGTTAGGGTCCTGCCTATAACCATAGCCACCATCAATCACATCAACTGCTCGTATAGAACCGGATGTAACTTCATTTACATATGCAATTGCCCCCACACCATCAGTAGAATTTAATCCACCATAAAAAATTACAGGATCCCCTGTTTTATAAAGTTGCCCTCGCTTTTGAGGATTAATATTAACCGATGAAATTGAACCTAATATTTTTGCTGTTAGTGTAATTGAACCTGAGGTGCCCTCTGGTACTATTTCACTGTCTTTAAAATAAAGTGGGCGATTGTTTTGATCGACCACTGTTACCAATTCTCCCGACTCAAACAATCTTTGAATGTTTGATATGTAAAGTTCTATTCTATTTCCAACGTATAGCCCTCTTTCAATTGTTGCAAATGATTTCGATGTATTACCAAAGATTCTTAAATTATCCGTTGATAACCATTGCTCATCATTACTTGCAAGACGTAAACTTTTCGATACGTACCATTTACCATCTGAGGCTTTGAAAACCGCTTCTCTTGTCAAAAATATTTCTGAATCTGAATTATATAATGCTCTGAATAGAAATTCGTATGATGCGGGCGTACCCTTTTTGTTATATAATTCTTTTGCTATTTTTACCAGTTTTGCTTTATCTGATAATGCATCTTTTGGAAAATTAGGTAAAAAGTCATTGACATAGTAGTCAATAAATTTATTATATGTTTCTCCCGGATTTATAAAATCAATATTTCTATAGTTTAATAAGTTCTGTGAACCTCTAATCGCACCTTCTTTACCACTTCCAATATTGTATTCTTCCATCCATTCATAGTAAGCTTGAATGAATGCAACGAATGTTTGATAATTCGTTTCACTTCTGATAAATTCAGGTAGCTGTTCGGCTACCTTTAGCGATATTCTTTTTGCAAAATCTGTTGTCATTATTGTGTCGTAGAGTTAACTGTTACTGAAACTGATCCAGTATCAAATTCATCTAATGCAACTATTTTATTGTATGTAGAGGATATGATTGTGGAGTCTGGAACTACAGATAGTGTGAACTGCCCAAGAGGATCATCTATTTCTACAGGAGAAAAGTTGTTAAGTACGACCAATCCCGTATCGTAATCTACGGTGCCTGCGCTAGGATTTAATATAACTTTCAAATTATTTGTATCATAATAATATGTTCGCAATGTTCCTAGTTTACCTTCTAATTCTGCAATAGCCGAAGCAAAACTACCAATTGTATCACCATCAGCCGGAGTAATTTTTACTATGGCTTCTGTATAACCACCACCGGGATTGGTTATTACAATATTTACCACTCTAGTTCCAGCTAATACTGCATATGCTGTTGCACCTTTACCATCACCTGTTATAGTTACAGAGGGTGTTTTTGTGTAGCCAAATCCTTGATTAACAATGCTTACAGATGCAACACCTCCCGTCAGTGTTGGAACTTCTTCAAAGAAAACATTTGATCTTGTTAAAGAGTTTGAAGTTGTATCACGAACGGTTATTCCAGGGTAAGATGTTATACCTGCGTTAAAATAATTTCTTTTTAATTTAAAACCAAAATTTAAATAATATGTGGTAGAACTTGTCAGTGAAGGATAAATTTTCTTTTGTACTCTAACTGTTGTTTCATTTGTAATGATGGAAGGATTTACAGTTTGTATTGCTGTAGTCAATTCTGGTAATTTAAATGTAGAATTAAAAGTATTTAAAGTATTTTCACCAAAATTATAAATTGCCGTGATTACTTGATTCTTTAATTGCCCAGATGTTATAGTTGTTTTTCTTGGATCGTAGAGTATTTTTGTAGTTAAGAGAAGGTAATTATAATCGGGGTCAACGATGACTGGTGTTACGGTAAGAACACTGATTGGTTTAATTACTTCTTCAATCAATCTTTCTTTTTGAGTAGGTGTTAATGAGTATGCACCTGAAGGTTTTATTGCGCAAAATAATTGCCCATAGACCGGAGGATCATTTTCTTCCCCACCCCATACTGAAACGGAATCAATAGGTATTGAATTTGTATTGTTTTGAATTAAATAAATGTAATCTTCTTTTGTAACTGCTCTACCTTGTGCAGCATATGCTTTTGGTGCAGAATATTTAATTGATTCTATCGTTTCTCTTTCTGCCCCGTTGTACGCCGCTGTTATAGGTGTGACAACAGTATTTGAAAATCCACCTATACTCATTGTAACTGTAAAATTATTTGCACCTACTGATGATGTTCCATCAGTTGTTATGTAAGTAATATTTACGATATTATTATTGTTTATTTTTTTACCTAGTACATTATCACCAAAGTATATTTGATAGTTGCCATTCATACCTTCTTGCAAGAAGAAAACTTCACTCGTTGGTGTTAATTTAAAATAGTCTGTTGCTAAATTATATGTTGTTGAATATACATTTGATGTTGAAACTTGCACAGATACAGTCAATGTGCTTGTGTCTATATTTGTATCTGGTATTTCAAATATTTGTTGAGGGTTTGAAGATGCATCATAGGTATAACTATAAGAAGCCGAAACACCTTGATAGATTTCCAAATCATCATATTCAGCTTTATTTGATACAACATTCACCGTCATGGCGTCTTTTGTTAGAAAATTATAGTTTACACCATCGACTGAATCTGATATAAATGTTGTAAATTTTGGTAAAGTTAACGAGCCTGTATTTACTTCATTAACAGTTAATTTTACTACGGCTTTTGGTGCGACAGCAGAAGTTGGAGTGTAGTTCAACAATTTTGCCAAAGAAACTACTGAATTTCTTTGAACCGCTGAGTCTAAAAACATCTCATTTGCAACCATATTCAAATAATATGCATTGTATTGTGTATTATATGCAAGTAAATCTATTAGAATTGAAAGCGCAGATGAGTCAAAATCGTAATCTTGAAGAGTGTTCTGTTGCTTTAAAAAAGATTTTAAACTTGTTTTGATTGCACCAAAATCTAGATTGGTTATTTGTAAACCTGAGTTGGCAGATGCCATTATCTTGTCCTCTCAAGAATTAAATTTATCTGAGTCGGTTCTACATTATTACCTATGTAAAAAAGCAAACTGACACTATATGCGTTATTATCAATGTTTTCAACCACGGTGACCTGAGCTAGAGTAACTCTAGGTTCATATGTTCTAATCGTAGTCTCTATCTCCGTTTTTATTGTCGATGCAGTAGTGAAAGAAATAGGTTCAAAAAGCATTTGCTCAAGTCTAGAACCAATATTTGACTGAAAAGGTCTCTCATATTTTTTCGTTAACAGGAGGTACCTGACAGCCCTAATGACAGCCATTTCATCATAACTCAAAGCAATATCATTCTTACCAGGCGTTCTTCTGAACGCGAAGTCTATGTCCGAGTATCTTCTTTTAAGTGTCTGTGCCATTTTTATTATTTATCGTAGGAGTAAAATGACTTTTCGGAACTCGCAGACCAACGCAAAAAATTTTTGGGCCGGAACGAGGA